GATAAATTAGACGAAGTAGCAAAACAAGAATTTTTATATGGCAACGAGACTAGAACAGACAATACTCAAGAATCTGATAACGGATGAAGAATATACTAGAAAAGTATTACCTTACATAAAATCAGAATTTTTTTCAGAAAGGGACGAGGAGTTTCTATTTAAACAAATTAAAGAGTACTTTTTAAAGTACAAATCTATTCCTACGCCTGAAGCTTTAATAATTGATATTGACGAACAAGATAATGTTGATGCTCAATTACTTCAAGATACAATGATACTTGTCGGTGAAATAAAATCTGATACTGCAAATACACCAAAAGAATGGTTGATTGATTCAACAGAGACATGGTGTAAAGACAGAGCTGTTTATAATGGAGTAATGAGTTCTATTGAGATTATTCAGTCTGATGGTAGTAAAGGAGAAATTCCAGATATTTTAAGAGACGCGTTATCAGTATCTTTTGATACAAATATCGGACATGATTTCTTAGATGATTGGGAACCACGATTTGATTTTTATCATACAGAAGAAGAAAGAATACCTTTTGATTTAGATTTTATGAATAAGATTACAAAGGGTGGATTACCGAACAAAACATTAAATATTTGTATGGCTGGAACAGGTGTTGGTAAATCTTTGTTTATGTGTCATGTTGCTTCGAGTTGTTTAGTTCAAGGAAAGAATGTTTTATACATCACTTTAGAAATGGCTGAGGAGAAGATAGCCGAAAGAATAGATGCTAATCTATTAGACATATCATTAAATGATTTACAAGATTTACCTAAGGCAATGTATAAGAAAAAGATTAAAAGAGTTCAAGAGAAAACAAAAGGTAAATTAATTGTCAAAGAATATCCAACAGCTTCAGCTCATTCAGGTCATGTAAGACATTTATTACAAGAATTAGATTTAAAGAAAAGCTTTAAACCTGATATTATATTCATAGATTATTTAAATATCTGTGCTTCATTTAGAATTCGACCTGGTAGTAATATGAACACTTACACTTATGTCAAAGCTATTGCAGAAGAAATGAGAGGACTAGCTGTAGAGTTTAATGTTCCGATTATGTCTGCTACTCAAACAAATAGGGCAGGATTTGTATCTACAGATATAGGATTAGAAGATACAGCAGAAAGTTTTGGATTACCAGCTACAGCTGATTTTATGTTTGCTTTAATATCTACAGAAGATTTACAAGAATTAGATCAAATTATGGTTAAACAATTAAAGAATAGATACAATGATCCAACATATCATAGAAGATTTGTTTTAGGTGTTGATAGAGCTAAAATGAGATTGTTTGATTGTGAACAATCAGCACAAGATGAATTAGTTGATATTGGACCTGTTATGGATAAGACAGCTACAGGTGAAAGAATTGCTGCGGAGAAAGTTGACGATTTTAAATATTGATAGTTGATACCGCGGGTACACTTTTGATATAATATAGACATGAGTAATAATATAAATGAACAAATAAAAGAGAGACATTTCGAGGAAGCACTTGAATTGAATCGTCTTGAATTGATTGCGGAATTAGAAATGGGAATTTACGAAGCTTCTTATAGAAGTTTTGAAGATTTGGCTGAGGCCGTTGCGAACAAGAGATTTAATGAAGGCCCCGATGGTCCTCAATAAAGAGTATGAAAGAAAACAAAGAAACAACTGTTAAGTTGGAACATATAGCGACTGGTCAACAGAAAGATATCCCTATCACAAATAGAGAGTATCTACTACTTACTAACAACTTCAATATAGATGCAGCATCAGATATGGCGTTTCAGTCTATGATTGATAGAGGTGTTTTAGATGATGAATGGCATCTAGACTTCTTTTTTGAAGGTGTGTATCTTGGAAATCAGTTAAGGTCTCATTAAGAAGATGAATGTAAGACAAATATTTTTAGACCAAGATGGTGTACTAGCCGATTTTGAATCTGGCTTGACGAAAGCTCTTGGCTATAAAGTTAATTTAAAAGACAAGAAAGATGTTTATGATCAAGAAAAGAGAAAATTAACATCTCAAAGACTATTCTTAAATCTTGATCCTTTACCTGATGCTTGGAAGTTAGTAGATTATTGTATGAATTCAGGTATTCATACAGAGATATTAACAGCAGCAGGAACAGTAAATAGAACTCTGGTAATTCAAGACAAAATTGCTTGGATAAGAAGGCATATACACCCACATTGGATAGTTGTTCCTACATTTAAAGGTAGTCAGAAAGCAGCATTTGCACATAAGAAAGCTGTTTTGATTGACGATAGAGAACAAAACATTTATGATTGGATAGAAGCTGGTGGAATTGGTATTCTACATAAGACAGCAGATGAAACAATAGAACAATTAAATGACATTATCAACAGAGAATAAGAAAGGTCTTATTAAAGAAAAACCTTTAATGGATTTACTCAATACAAAAGTTGAATTGAGAAAAGAGCTTATTTTGCTTAAAAAACTACACGAATCAAAAGAAAGACAACTGGTGTTATTAGAAAAAATAGAAGAAATAGACCAGTTTCTTGCCGATCACAAAATTCAAAAATAGAAAGAACATAAATACTGATTATGAGGTCCTTCAGACAAATAATCAGCGAACAGTTACCTAGTGATAAGTTAGACAAACTTACTCATAATATTCCGCTCTCTAAAAAGAGACTTAAAAAATTAGCAGGAGATTATTCTGCTTTTGAAGATTTTGATTTTGATAGTTGGCAATCATACCCATTTCCAAGCAATTCATCTAAAATTGTTATACATGAAATTCAATATTTAATTGGATTACAAGAATTCCGTAGTCAATGGGAAAAAGATATGATAATGCATGATACAAAAGTAATAGAAGTATTCAAAAATTATCTAGAAAAACACGAATTAGAAGTTGATTTAGAACCAATTAAAGCGTTACAAATTCAATCAGACCCAATTATATTATCACTTAAAAGATTTTACAACCGACCTAGACCAAAAGAATTAGCTAAAAAGTTAGGTTTAGACTTTTCATTTTTTCCATTAAAGACAGCAGAAACACCTTCTTATCCATCAGGACATGCAACACAAGGAAGATTAGTGGCTAAATTAATAGCTGATGAAGTTCCATTTAAACATAGAGCAGATATAATAAGAATTGGAGAAGATATGGGTGAAGGCCGAATGATAGCTGGAGCACATTATCCTACAGATACAAATTTCGGACACTTATTGGCAGATGAATTATACAGATTAGCAAAAGACCCTAAAAAATCAGAATTAACTTTAGAAATGACTTTAGGAGCTATGCAACAACAAGTAGCAGATTTAGATAGTGGTTTAGAAGTTGTATCTAATAAAAGAAGAATCGGGAATACAGGAAACTTGACTTCAAAGCAATTTGCTGATAAACTTGATAAAGATATGGGAGCTACAAATATTAAAATTATACAACCATTACAAGGTAAGAACCAAAGTTCAGCATTTGATATGTTTGAATTTGAATTTGATGGTGATGTATATTCAGTTCATTTAGCAGGTAAAGTAGCTAGAGGAACAACTTCAACAAACGATAATGAAACATCTTTTTTATTAGTGTTATCAGCTAGACAACATGGTGCTAAAGATGAAGAAGAAGATATTAAAGTAAAAATGATTGATCCTAAAGTCTATTCTAAAGTAGGTTTAGATAAAAAGAAAGCTATGGCATTAGTAGCTTATATGGAAGAACAACCATCATGGTTTCTATCTCATAGAAAACAAGTTAATGTTTTGATACAAAAGCTAGGAACTACTCCACCAAAAAGATATATTAAAGATTACACAGGGTATCCAATAAATCAACAAGCCAAAGCTTTATATAAAGAAAACTTTAATGATACATTAGATTTAGATAAATGGAATCCTGCTGATATTTGGTTAGAGTATAGTAGTTTACCTACTCATAAAACATTAACAGATTTAAATAATTTCTGTTATAATTCAATAAAGAGTGTTAGTGGTATTGTTGGTGTTTCACTTAAAAAGGGTTCTGGTAAGCTTAGTTATATTAATTATGACAAAGAAAAAGAACCATATGATCTTAAAAAGATAAATTTAAAAATGAGTAAATTATGGGCATTAGCAGCTACGATTGAATTTGAAGGACCTGGATTAGATGGAATAAGTTTAGGATTTAGAATATTTGGTGGTAAAGCTACTGATGTAATTACTGGTGAAGCAGAGAAAAAAGGAGCAGATGCAGTTCAAGGTAAAGTTAAATTAACTTTATTAGATCAATTTACTGGTCAAAATTTTAAAAGTCAAATTACAGCCGTAGGTGGAGCTGATATATTAGATTATAATAGAAACACAGGTAAGTACTCACTAACAAAAGATGGTTTAAAGAAATATAAAAAAGTAAAAACAGCTTGGACTATTATAAAAGGAAAAAACTTATCTTTCGCTAGAGGTGCACAAAAGAATAATTACAATAATGCATTCAAGAATGAAAAGAATTTTATTGATATGTTGAATAAAGAAAATTTACCAGAGAACAAAGGTAAAGCAGTTATTAATTCAAGATTTCAAACATTAATGTTATGTCAAATAATTTCTTCAATGAATAAAAAAGACGCTAGAAAATTAGCATTACAATTACTTAAATACGGAAAATCAATGTCTGAATGGTCAGCAGCACACATGAAATTAGAATAATGGAATTTATAACAGAAGCAGCAGGAAAGAACTTACATTTAGAACATCTTGAAGATGAGATTCTAAATTTTGGTATTGCTGGTGGAAGGAGTTCTATAAACTTCCTTCAAGCGCTAAGAGATATGTTTGCTGGCCGTTCTGGCTCAAGTCTTAATGTGACTGTTAAATGGGATGGAGCTCCAGCAGTAATTGCAGGGCCGCACCCTGAAACGGGCAAATTCTTTGTAGCTACAAAAAGTTTATTTCGAAAAAGAAAGGCAGATACAGCTGCTTATTATACAAATGCAGATATAAATAGAGACAAATCTGGACAATTAGCTAGTAAACTTCAAGTAGCATTAGCAGAGTTTAGTAAATTGGGAATGACTGAAATATTACAAGGTGATTTAATGTTTACTGATGATGTATCTTCAACAGATATTGATGGAGAATCATATTATACATTTACACCTAATACAATTATGTATGCTGTAGCTAAAAATAGTCAACTTGGAAATCAGATTAAAGCAGCTAAGATAGGAGTTGTTTGGCATACAACATATAAAGGTGATTCAGTAGAAAATTTAAAAGCTTCTTTTGGAGCTAGAATACCTGGTAAATCAACTAAAGTTTGGCAAGATGATGCAAAATATAAAGATATATCAGGTAAGGGTAATTTCACAGCTAAAGATACAGCTCAAGTAACTCAATTATTATCAAATGCTGGAAAACAATTTGGAAGAATAGATTCAGGGAGTTTCAGTAAGTTTTTAAGATGGCAAGATACTGTCCCACCAGGAGTTAGTTTTAAAACTTATCTAAATACATATACAAGAGCAGGAAAAAGACTACCAGCTTCTGGAAAAGTTATTCAAGGTTATTTTAATCATTTTAACGATTGGTGGCTTAAAAATAAAGATAAAAAGAATTTAAAGATACATTTAGCGGAAATTAGAAAAGCTACAAATGCATTGAAAAATGTAGTGGATTTTATGAGTTATTTAATACAAGCTAAAATGATGATTGTTAGAAAATTAAATGATGCTAAAGGACTTGCTAGAACTTTTGTAAAA